GGTCAAGAATTAAATTTATCTGATTTAAATTTACCTTTAGGATCACATGATTTAGTAATTACACCTGTAATAACTGGTAGTGGTGATGTAGGTAAAATTCTGGTTGGTGTAGGTCTTGTTCTTGCAACAGGTGGGTTTGGCGCAGGTTTTGGGGGAACTGCTTTATTTGGTTCTGCAGCTTTAGGATCAATAGGAGCTAATCTTGGTGCGGCATTAGTACTTGGCGGTATAGCTAACATAATTGCACCACAAAATGTTATGCCAGGTAATATTGATTTTGACGGTGCTTTTACAAACTTTACAGGTGGTCCCGGTTCATTAGTAAAAGGTGCTGATGGTAGGCAAAGTTTTGCTTACACAGGCCCAACAAATGTAAGTGGTTTAGGCAAAACTATACCTGTAGTTTATGGACAAGTTTTAACTGGTAGTCTAATTACAGGAGCACAAATTATACCTGAGTCAGAAAATACAACTAAAGCAAAATTCTTTAGAAAACCTGGAAGAGATACTTTTACTTTAAATTCAGAGCCGCTTAAATTTAAACAAACCGATTCTGGTGGAATTACAGGTAGACTTTTTAAAAAAAAAGTAAATGTGGAAAATGGAAGAAAACATTATAAAGGAAAATCAAAAACTCTTAGTTTTAATGATAATGAACAAGATATAACTCTTGATAGCTTAAATGGTCGTGTAACAGCTTCAAAAAGTGGTAAGCTTAGTGGCAAGCGCTATAGAATAGCATTTTCAATTAAAGGTCTTATAGATAGAGTAGGTCGTGACGGTACTACTTTTATTGATGGTTTTATAACGTATCAAGTAATTATAAAAACAAGTAGTTCTAACGAACTTGCAGGCAAACATCAAATGACAATAAGAGGTCTTTTGCAGCCAAGTAATGCACATAAAGTAGAGTATCTTGTTCATGTTCCTTTTGTTTTTGTGCCTGGACAAAGCAAATATAGAGTCTACATCAAAATTATTGACCATTCACTTATAGAAGATAAATGTGAATTTAAAGTTGTAGAGCATGGTCAAGGTATTCGTGCTTAAATAAATTATGACTCTAAGATCAATTTCTACAGTAAAAATATTGGACCTTTTATGCGAAGGGCCAATAGAGGGTTTTGCAAAACCAATAGATTCTAATAGAGTATCACCTTCTGTTTTATTAAATGATAACCCTATAAAGATTTCTGGACAAACTGCATTTGACCAGTCTGACGTTGATGTTTTTCTTAGAACTGGCAGCGAAAACCAAGAAGTTTTAGAAGATTTTCAAACGGCTAGAAAGACAGAAATTGTAACCATTGACAAAGAAGTTGGTAAAAATTATTCAGAAACAACTGATGCGAATAATGAAGTCAAAGAAAGAGACTATGGAAAGGGCCAAATTATACAAAAGATAACTGCTACTGATATTGATAAATTTAAAGTTATTTTTACGATACCTGCATTATTTAGTCAAGCTGTAGAAGGTATTGCTAATGGTCAATTATTTTCTGCAAAAATAAGATTTAAAATATTTGTAAAAGAAGGTCGTAACCATTTTGTTGAAAGATTTGATAAAACAATAGATGGGATTTCAACAACTAATTATCAAATAATAACTCCAAATATACAATTTGAAGGAGATGGTCCATATATTATAAAAATAGTAAAAATTACAAATAAAGAAGAAGACTACAGTATTAGAAAACAAGATTTCAACAAATTACCAAAAAATACACCCTTGCAAGGTAAAAGAGGTAACAGATTAATATGTAACTCTTTTCAATTAATAGGATCTTCTAGGGAAGCTTTTAAAAATACAGCGTGTGTAGGTTTGCAATTTTCAAGTGAAGCATTTCCACAATTACCAACAAGAAGTTATTTGATAAAAGGTAAAAAAGTAAGGATTTTTTCAAATGCTACACCTAGAGATGATGGTAGCTTAATATTTAATGGTGAATTTAATGGTAATTTTTTACAAGATATAGATGATGAAACAGGTGAAGCAACCGATCTTTTAGTTTTTACAACGTGTCCAGTCTGTATTTTTTTAGATATGTTAACAAACAAAAGATATGGTGCTGGTGATTTTGTAAGTATTGAAAATATTAGTTTGGTTGATCTTTACCCAATAGCAAGATATTGTAACCAGCTTGTTTCTACCCCTGATGGTGACGAACCAAGATTTGCAATAAATACTGTTATAAGCAACCAAACCACTGCATATAAGTTATTGCAATACATTGCTAGTGTATTTAGAGGAATGACTTTTTATGCATCTAATACCGTAAATGTCGGTGCGGATCATGGGAATTTAGATGGTAGTGATATTCAACCTGTACACCTTTATACAAATTCAAATGTAATTGATGGAGTTTTTTCATATTCAGGAACTTCAGTAAAAACAAGATCGTCAAGGATAAGGGTAAATTATAATGATCCAACAAATAATTACAAATTAGACCAGATTGTTGTTGAAGACCAATCGTTAATTAATAAGTTTGGTTTAGTTGAAAAAGAAATAGTTGCATTTGGTTGCACCTCTAAATACCAAGCACAGAGACAAGGACAATATTTACTAAAAGCTGAAGAACTTGATACAGAAGTTGTTAATTTTACAACTGGTTTAGACGGTCTTTTTGTACTACCAAGCCAAGTATTTGCTATTGCTGATTTAATGAAAGCAGGGCAAAGAACAAGTGGAAGAGTAAGTAGTGCGACAACTACTGTTGTAACAATAGATCAAACTGTAGATATACCAACTGGAACAAACCCAAAATTAACTTGTATTTTACCTGATGGAACTTTAGAAACAAAAGATATTTCTGATTCAAGTGGAACAACCATTACTGTTGCATCTGCTTTTAGCTCCGCACCTCAATCACAGTCAGTATATGGGATTTCTACTGATTCTTTACAAAAAAGAAAATTTAGATGTATAGATATAAAAAATAATAATAATGGTACATATACTTTCACAGGAGTACAACATAATGATTCAATTTATGCTGCTGCTGATGATACCACTGGAACAACTAATTTAATTCAAGACGATAGATTGACTTCAATTTTAGATGATATCCCAGAGCCACCAATTGATCTTGTAGTTTCTTTTTCAACTGTAAAAATTAATAATAATACTGTCAATAGGGCACTTTTCCAATGGAGTCGTGGCGTTAACGGTGAGGCAATAAAATTTGATATTGAATTAGATGTTGATGGTAAAAATGAGGTTTCTTTAAGTAACTACACACAAACAACTTTTGAAATTGATAATTTATTAGTTGGTGCGTTATTAACTTTTAAAGTTTTTGCTGTAGGTTTTATACCTGATAGAAAATCTGCATTTACAGGTCTCAATGTATTTGTGCCAGCAATAGCAACGTCAAGTACAACAGGTTCACTAAGTACGACAACTGAACTTCCACCTGATCCAGAATAAATGCCAACAATTCAAGCTACTACCAAAAATGAGGTAATTTTTAAATGGAAAATACCTGAAACCTTTACTGGTAATAAAAATGAGTTGGTTGCTATTATTAGACATTCACAACTTACAGACGGAACAGCAGAATGGCCTTCATCAACTTTTTTGAGAGAAGTTCAAGCAAATACTGATTATGTAATTTTGCCGTTAATGAATGGCACGTATTTAGTTAAATTTAAAGATACCAATAATAATAAATCTGCCAACGCTGGAACTGCAATTATAAATCTTCCTGATGACTTACCAAAATTACTTCATTCCACAGTTAGAGAGGATACAACATCACCAGAATTTCAAGGACAAAAGAATGATGTTTTTTATTCTTCGCAATATGATGCTTTAGTTTTAAACAATCAAGATTTAATTGATGACAAGGTAGATTTTGAAGAGGGTTATTTAGGAAATATTGATTTTGGTGGCGAGTTATTTAAAACTGGCACTTATTTTTTTAAAGATAAAGTTGATCTTGGAGGAATATTTACTGTTGAAATAAAAAGAATTTTAAAAGCCAGGGGTTTATATCCAAATGACACGATAGATTTGCATTTTACAAATATTGACGAATGGACAGATTTTGATGGTGCTTTACCAGATGAGACAAACTGTATGATTTCATTTAGAAAAAGTAATGATGCACCAAGTGATGATGAAATAGAAGATGAAAATAGTGAATTTATTTTACTTGAAGATGGAAATAAATTTAGTCAGGAAGATTCGCAAAGTTATGATGAGTTTGTACCTTTGGAAAATGGAAGATTTACAGGTAGAGTTTTTCAATTCAAAGCAGATTTAACAACAAACTTTACAGATCAAACACCTTTAGTCGATCAATTAGGTTACACAATACAATTTGAAAATAGAACTGAAAGTGATTCCACAACTAGCGGTGCTGGTGCAAAAGTGATAACTTTTAATAAAGCCTTTTACCAAACACCAAAAATTGGTATAACTGCTAGTAATATGGCTACAGGAGACTATTATGTAATTAGTAGTGAAAGTCGTACAGGCTTTACCATTACTTTTTTCAATAGTTCAAATGCAGCTATTGACCGTACATTTTCATATCATGCAAATGGTTTTGGTGCGGAAGGTGCTTAATTCTTAAACCCATTGGTATAACTAACTTATGGCAACACATGATTATAACTTAGCAAACCAATCAGGGGCAAGTTTTCGTTCAGACTTAAATAATGCTTTAGCTGCGGTATTGTCCAATAATAGCGCTACATCATCCCCTTCAACTACTGTTGCTTATATGTTGTGGGCAGATACAAATACTAATAAATTAAAAATTCGCAATAGTGCAAATGACGGATGGGTAGAATTAATAAATTTAGACGGAACAGTTGCAAGAGATTTAACATTAACAGGTGCTTCTGCCAATATTATTTTTGACCAGTCAGACAATGAACTTAATTTTGCTGATAGTGCAAAAGCTACTTTTGGTACTGATGCGGATTTATCTATAACACATATAGATGGCACTGGTAATATTATTGATTCACAAACTGGTGATCTCTTTATAAGACATGATGCGGAAAATATGCTGATCTGTAAAGATGATGGTGCTGTCGAAATATATTACGATAATGAATTACGTTTGACTACAGCAACAGGTGGAATTGATGTTTCGAGACCTGCTACAACAGACCAAAATACTTTAACTTTTTTAATAGATAATCTTTCAACAAATGCAAGTTCTTCAACAATTTTGAGATTAAGGATAAGAGAAAATACTGCAAAATGTAAGATTCAATTCGGAGATGAAGCAAACCAAGATGTTGGACAGATTATATATGATCACGGTGATAATGAAATGATTTTCCATACTTCTGGTAATGATAGATATGTAATGGATTCTGCGGCTATTTTTCCTTCTACAGACAATGCAGATGATTTAGGAAAATCTACTAAAAGGTTTGATGATGTTAGGGCTACAAATGGCACTATACAAACTTCTGATAAAAATACTAAAAATACAATTACAGCGACTGACTTAGGTCTTGATTTTGTAAATAAATTAACACCTGTTTCATATAAATTTAATACTAAAACAAGAACCCATTATGGTTTAATTGCACAGGATATAGAAACTCTTTTAGGAACTATAGGCAAATCAGCAACAGATTTTGCTGGTTTTTGTAAAGACGAAGTGGACTCTGATGGTAATGCTTTATCGGAAGCATTATATGGTTTAAGATATACAGAATTTATTGCACCAATTATAAAAGCGATACAAGAATTATCTGCAAAGGTAACAGCACTTGAAGGTTCATAAAGTTTTACATATAATTTATTTAATTACTTTAAAAATATGACAAATCCAACTGATTTAATGAAAGAAGAAGTTAAATCACTTCAAGAACAATTAGATATAGATTTAAAAAAAGTTTCTTTATTACAGCAAGAAATAAAGCAAATACAAGAACAAGCAAATGCTTCTATTAAGGAAAAACAAACACAAATAAATAATTTAACGCAACCAATATTAGAAACTCAAGGATCTCTTAAAAAAATAAATGAGTTATTAAACAAATTAGAAGGTAAAATAGAAGCATCCATCGAAAATTAAATGGCTGATAGGAAAATAACAGCACTTACTGAGTTAACCGCACCAGTTGCTGCTGATGTTTTTCCTATAATTGACATAAGTGAATCGGCAAACGCAAATAAAAATA